ACCAACACCTCCGCTGGCAGCGACCTTTACAACGTGATGAAAGCGTCCCCAGCTATGTTTGGGGGCGTGTCGGTTGGCGCGTATGCGGAGTCTTACAACATGGTCAATGCTGACGGCGAGCCGGACGGGTCTGATGAGGCGTACTTCCAAATCACCAAAGGCGGGCTGCGCGAGGTGAGCGTGGTCATGTACCCCAACAACCCTGCGGCTGAGGTGTCGAAGCTGGAGTATTTCCGGCCTGATGGCACTGCTGACCTAAAGATTTTGGAGAAGGCTTTGCGCGATGCAAGTCTCTCGAAAAAGGATGCGGTCACTGCCGCATCTGTCTTCAAGCGAGTATTGGAACAGCGTGATGCCCCAATCAAGTTTGAAAACGCTCCTGCTCCGAGTGATTCGGGTGTGGATGTGACCGCAAACGAAGCTATCATTGCTGCACTAGAGCAGCGAGAATTGCTTCAACTCCTCTCAAAACGTATTTAAGGAATCCAAATGTCTAACGTGATTATTGAAAAACTGGACGCCATCGAAGCCGCGCAAGCCGCCAAGATCGCTGAAGTTACCACTGCCGCTCAGTCGGTTGTCGAAGCCGCCAAGATCGAGATGAGCGAAAAGCTCGCCGCTCTGGAAGCCAAGATTTCTACCCTGCAAGTTCCTGCATTCATTCGTCCTATCGCAAAATCAGTGCGCCAGGATGTGAATCGCTCGGTTCGTGAGCAACTGTCTTCGTTCTACAAAGGCAACGCCCGCACTGAAAAAGAACTAGAAATTTTTGCTGATGAATCGCAGTATGCAGCGTACATCAAGGAAGCTTCAGCACTTACCGCTGGCGGTGACGGCCAAGGCGGTCGCACTGGATATGATCCGGTATTTGTTGCTTTGCGTCTGGCAAATCCAATGCGCGGTTTGTCGCGTACTGTTGCTACCGATGGTTCGAGCTATCAGTTCCGTGTCAAGACCGGCAACGCTGGTTCTCAGTGGGGATATGGCATTCAGAACAACGGTTCGCCAACTACTGAAAACACCAGTATTTGGCAATTGGTTCTGAAGGACATCAACGTCCAGTTCCCGATTCGTACAGCTGCGCTGGACGATATTGATGGGTTGGAAGCCAATGTGGTTGACGACATGCTGGCCGAGTTCGCTCAGGCAGAAGCCCAATCAATGATTTCAAATTCCGACCAGAGCGGAACGGGTACATCGGTTACTACTGGCGGCGCTGATGGTCTGCGTGGTTTGGATCAGTACCCTGGTGCTAACTCAAGCTTTACCGCAGGCACGACTTCCACGCCTTCGTTTGGTACTAGCGGCACAGGCAGCACGACCGGCCTGCACAACATGGCAACCTATGACCAGTTGACATCCAATGTCAACACGGTTGGTGCCAATGCTGTTACCTACAAGGACGTGATCAATTTGATCTACGCTCTGCCACAGCAATACTGGACTCCATCAGCCCGCCTGATGATCAGCCCAATTCTGTTGGCTGGCATTCGTGGTCTGACTGACACCCAAGGCGCACCGATCTTTAACCGCGTAGAGGGTTTGTCGGTCGACGGCATCGTCGGGCAATTGCTGGGCTTTGACGTAGTGGTCAACAAATACTTGGATACCCCAAGTCAGGTTGCAGTCGCTGCTGCCGGCACCGTGTCCAAGTATCCGATGTTCTTTGCCGACTGGTCGCGTTTCCACACGATCATCGACAGGCTGAACATGGTGATGCGCCGTTATGACCAGACCTTGCCGGGCTACATCACGTTCTTCGGTGAGAAGCGTCTGGCAACCAGTGTCCGCGATCCAAATGCAGGTGTGCGTTATCGCTCGACTGCAACTGCTGCGGCCTAAGTAATACTAGGGGGGGGCCATTCGGTTCCCCCCTAACCAACTGGACTTGAATTATGACTATTACCATCACTGAACGAATTCTCTCCGGCATCAAACAAACTATCTCCACTGGTGAGAAAGTAACGATTGATCTGCGAGAGGCAGCAGGATTGACCGGCAGCGGTGATGGTCTAGGTGGTCGAACTTATTTCGATAATGCGTTTGCCGCATTGCGCTTTGCTAATCCTATCCGCGCTGTCTCGCGTGTAGTCAAATACACTGGCTCTAGCGCCATGTTTGTCGCCAAGACCGGCAATGCTGCAAGCCAGACAAATCCTTGGACTTACACTTTCACACCCGACAGTGGAACCCCAGGTACAAACACTACGATTTGGCAATTGCCAACTCGCGTCATTACTGCCCAGCTGCCTATCCGCACTGCGGTCATGTCTGACGTTAACTACCTCAATGAAGCAATTGTCCAAGATTTGATGATGGAGTTTGCAAGCATTGAAGGCGCCTCGATGGTGCAAAACAATGACCAAGCAGGCTCAACCACAACGACTACTGGCAGCACTAACGGCCTGCGCGGTCTAGACTATTACACTAGCGCCGCAGCATCAGCCTACGGGACTAGTGGGACGGCAATTACCAACGGCATTCATAGCATTGCTACCCAATCCAAAGCGGGCGCACTTGCTTATGATGATATTGTCAATCTAACGCAAGTTTTTCCTCCTCAGTATTGGGCGCTCCCTGGAAATGCTTGGATGATGCACCCAGACACGATTCACAATTTGCGTAACCTTGGCCCTGTATCGGCCATCAAGCAATTTGCTGAAGTAGGTGATACAGATGGCGGTGCAGTGGCTAACATCTTTGGTTTCCCTGTGATTCCAAATGCCAACATTGACGTTGTAGGTGCAGGCAACTTCCCGGTGTACCTTGCCAACTGGCCTTTGTTTATGACTATTGCTGATGTGGAAGAAATGACCATCCAAGCAATGGAACAGACAAGCCCAGGCTACATTACCCTTTATTGCGAAAAGCGTCTGGTTTCTACCGTTCGCGATCCATTTGCTGGTGTGCGTTTGGCGAGTACCTAATCATGGCAGTTGAAGGTCTCTCTGGTTATCCTTATGCTGCGGGATCGCGGAATCCGTTCAATTATTCAAAATTTGAGCAGATTTCTCGAGATGTAACTACAGCGTGGCTTGGCCTGCCGCTCAGTACGAACCATCTGAACTTGTTCGACGATACAAGCCAGGATACCTACATCTCCTCGCTGGAGCTGGCGACCCGCTTTGCTATTGAAGACTACTTGGGTCTGTCCATCTTCCCGGTTACGTACCGGGTCTGGTACGGCCCAGAAGGCCTTGTAGCCTCGCCAACTAGCCTAGACCTACCGGAGGTAAGCCAGAACTCTAATAGCTCGCTGGCGGGCGTTACGATCAGCAAGGTGGCGTACTACAATTCGTCCAATGTCCTGACCGTTATCGACCCGAGCATTTATTATTACGATGCTTCGGGTAACAAAGTTATTGTCAGCAGTCTGCCGACAGACATCAATTCTTCAATGACTGCTCCTATCATTGTTGAGTACAGCACGGTAGCTAACCCCATCCAGACCTACCCGGTTGTCCAGCAGGCGGCATTGCTGTTGTTGACGCATTTGTACAACAACCGCAGCAACACCACCAATATCTTGCAAAAAGACATTCCATTTGGCGTGTCTACCTTACTGCGGCCTTACAAGCCGCTAGTCATGTAGTATGGGCATCGCTCGTTTTGAGAACATCTCGGTCAATAACCTGACGTTCGGGGCGAGTGCGTTTGGTGAGCAGTCTACGACTGAGACTCTGTGGTTTGTAACTCGGGCCAGGGTGGCGGCAGTAGCGAACTCATTGAACTTCTCTGAACATTACCGGCTTTACCAAGACCTGACAAATTTCACGCTGAACTACACGCCCAACACAAAATTGATGGTGGACAATCAGAATCTGTACTCCATCACATGGCGCGGCAAGGCGTGGCGTATTGATAACATTCGGGAATCTGACGACCGCATGACCGTCCTGTTGCTTTGCTATCGTTCTGACCCGGTGACTGCGGTATGACTACTCAGCTTAATCCGGTCAACTATGCCAGAGCGATCCAGGCACAATTGGCGTCTATCGTTACGCCAGTGCCGGTGTACGCGGCTTTCAACCGCAACTTTGCAACT